ATTACAGGCAATGTTATAAAATTCTCATAATTATCCTTATATGTCTTTGAAATAATGCCCACTATAATTTCTCCAATCAATAATATTTTCTATATAATATCACTAATCAGAGCGAAAATCAACGAAATGCACCGAATTTCTATTTACTGCATAAATAGCATTTGTATTTTTTATGCAGTATATCAAAAATTCGACATTTATGAACTTTTTACGACGCAACGCAAAAGCGACCGCAAAATGCAGCCGCCCTTGTGAAAATATTATAAGGAGTTTTGTAAATGGTGGAGCAGATGTTGAGCTGGCACGCTCTCGACCTGCATAAGCCCCTTCCGGGGCTTAGAAAATTGGAGGTGACTTCAATGAAAGTACAAGTCTGAGGTACATCTACACTTTCCTCAGTTTAAATTATAACACAGGTAAAACGCACAAAACGCACAAATATCACTTTTCTTGCAAATATCTTTGGATTTTCATTCGCACTCCACTCTCAGACATTCTCCCACCACTAACCTGCATAGCTATCTGCAAGTACGTCTTACCCTTGATGAATTTCAGCACGAACATTCGCCGTGTCTGATAGTCCTCTATCCCCTTGATAAACTCCTCCACAGTCCTCTGCTCACGCTCTAGCCGTGCCTGCTCGCACAGCAATGAAAGTGTATCACCGCTTGGCAGAAAGCCCTCTATGCGTGTGCTGTGTGGTGTGTAGGACGGCGGAGTGCATACGCTGATACTGTCGGCAACGTACTTACCTGAAAGCTCTGCCTTGATGTCCTCAATGGCTGAGGCGTTCCTGCGGTAGGCTTTCAAGCGTGACATGGTCATTGGGTCGTTTCTTTCCATAGGCTATCCCTCCTCGATATCCAACAAACTAAGCTGGTTATTTTTCATATCAAATACTCTGTCACGCCATTCAACACCGATATAGTCAAGAACTCTTCCCCAGCCGTACTTTGTGCCGTCAGCATCTTCACAACACTTGTTCATCCAGAAATCCCACTCTTTTTCATTTCTTTCACGAAGCCTGTCAAATCGGTGAGGACGCTGTTCCATATGTATGCCGAAACCGCACATTGAACAGCCTGTACGCTGAGCTTTTGTTGTGCAAAGCTTTCCGTCAAAGTCACGTTTTATCTCGCCATAGATTGTAGGCACAGGCACATTCAGGTCAAGTGCAAGTTGTAGCAAGTCCTGCCTTGTAAATATGGCAAATGGTGCTGAACGTATCGTGCTTTTGCCAAAGTAATTGCAGCCGTTAAGCATTAGCGATTTTTCACGTCTGCCACCCTCACTTGCCATAAGTCCTAAGAACGGCACGCTCTTGTGTTGCTTTGCCCAATCATCACACGGCTTTTCTTTCATCCAGAAACAGCATTGTGATGATACCTTAAACGGCGGTATCTTGTAGTCAACACCCTCGTTTTCATTTTCGTAACCGCCAAACAGTTCAAGCCAGCGCTGAGAAAGCTGCATTCTTGTATGCTTGCGAAAACCGCCATACTCTCCCGTTTCACCCGTTATGATAGCGTGACGAACTGTCTTGTTCTTGTCCGTAGGGTGTGCAAGCAGTTCTATTTTTGCGGCTGTTTCTTTTGATAGTACAGGAAAACCATATTCCCGTATGATATCTATTTTTGACTTGTATGGGCTTAATTTTATCACACCAAGTTGCTCGTGTATCTGCTGAATAGATTTGTCTTCAAGACTAGATACCGATACACCTGGAACATAACTGAAACCACAGTAATCATGTATAAATTTCAAAAGCGTTATGCTGTCAAGTCCGCCTACCGATACGTGCGTATTCAGATTTCTTTTGTCACATTCACGAATGAACTCCCTTACTCTGACCTCAGCGTATTTGACCTTGAACTCATACGGCATTTTCTGCTTAGTTTGGAAAGCTGCTATCTTCTGTTCATTGTCTTTGGTACGCTCCTCATAGCTTTTCACTTTTATCCCTCCTATAAACTCATCTGACTATCATCATAGTCAACTTTCCTCGTT